CAGCTATTGGCAGGGTTCACTAAAATTTCGATTTCAAATCGTAAAAAGTGATTTTCACAAAGGTCGAATCCTGGTTAGATGGGATCCAAATGCTCATACTAGCACTATCAATTATAACACGAATTATTCTCGTGTCATAGATATTGCTGAAACAGATGATTTTGAGATCGTCGTCGGCTGGGGTCAGGCCTTACCCTTTTTGCCATGCGGTCTACCATTTGATACTGGCTCTAATTTCTCTGCAGTACAGAGATTGCTTCCAGATGATAAGTGTAATGGAATGTTGGAATTGGCTGTATTGAATGATTTAGTTTGTCCAAGCATTGATGCACCAATTTCAGTTAATGTATTTGTATCAGCCTGTGATGATTACAAATTGGCTGTCCCTAATAATGAACATCTTATTGATTACCATCTTTTCAATAATGGGGACCCAGGACCTACGGCTAAGAGTTCCGAAGACATTTATTGTTCTCAAAGTTCCGAACCAAATGTGGAAACAGGTGCCACCACAGTATCTGACAAGCCTACTGCGCCATCTGAACTAACAACGATTGGGAGTAAATCTGATCAAGATGATCCTACTTATAATGTTTTCTTCGGTGATCCACCAAGTTCTATTCGTGAGCTTTGCAAGAGATATACATACACTCGATTTTGGTGGCCTCCACCAGTCGAAACACCTGCATCAGCGCGTTGGGATGAACTCACGAATAAAGATATGCCGTATTATACTGGCAGTGATTCAGCAGGGTTGGACCCTGGTGTGCTCTCCGGTAAGTTGACAATAGGACCTACTGCTTTTTCATCATGGTTTGCACCGCAATATGCAGGTGTACGCGGTGGATATCGAAAGAAATATATGTTTATGTGCTCTAGTACCCCCACTATTCCGACGGTGCAACGAAGAGGCCAGATTATTGGTACCAATGGTACAATTAATTTTCATGAATACCCACTTCAAGCACCTCCTTCTTTTATTCAAAAGAAGTTGTCAAGATGGGCAGCACCCTATTCTGGTAATGGTCTGGCTGCTACTAATACCTATGTCAACAATACTTTAGAAGTCGAACTACCGTTTTATATGAATAAACGCTTCGCTTCTCCTAGAGTTACAACAGCTCAATTCCTTGATTGTAATTCACATACTGTCATGTCCCAATCAATAGAAGGAGATGACACCACTATACGTAATAATCCTTATCAACAGTTTGACGCTGTGGCTGAGGATTGGACTCTGTTCTTTTTTACTGGAGTTCCACGCTATTGGAAATATACATTAGATGAAAATTCCAATAATTAATTACAACTATAATATAATTCATAAAAATTCACTCGACCTTGTAAGGATTCGATCGAGTGTTGTATCTAGAATCCGACAATATTCATGCAACTATGGAAACATAGGTACGAATATAACCGTGTGGGCGACCCGCACGTCACATGTTAGCGCATGTAGGAGACATTTCTCGACTTTTTATAAAAGTTACTTGGTATTTTACCTCGAGATTCGTCTCGAGGCTTTTTAGCTAGGTGGCAATTTTAAGAGTCAGACTGCCTCGCCTGTATATGTG